GGGCTCAACCTGGCAGGCATGGCGCTGGAGCAGGGATTGAGCCCGTTGCGAAACCTTGCCGGCGGACTGTTCGGTGGCCTGCTGGGCGGCGTGATGCCGTTTGCCAAGGGGGGCATCGTTCCGTTTGCCAATGGCGGTGTGGTTTCGAGCCCGACCTATTTTCCAGCAGGCAAGAATATCGGTCTGATGGGAGAGGCAGGTGCGGAGGCGATCATGCCGCTGCAGCGGACGGCTGATGGCCGGCTGGGGGTTGCGGCGATGGGTGGCGGAGGAGGCGTGCAGGTGGTGTTCAACGTGACGGCGCAGGACGCTTCGTCATTCCGCAAGTCGGAAGCGCAGGTCACCAGCATGTTGGCGCGGGCGGTTTCGCGGGGGTCGCGCAGTCTTTGATATTATGGCGGGGGCCAAGATGGAGAGTTTTCATGATGTGCGCTTTCCGGTGCGCATTGCGTTCGGGGCGACCGGAGGACCGGTGCGGCGAAACGAGATCGTTCAACTTACGTCGGGTCTAGAGAAGCGCAACGCGCGGACCAGCCAATCGCGGCGGCGGTATGATGCCGGAACGGGGGTGCGGTCGGTCGAGGACCTTTACGAGGTGATGGCGTTTTTCGAGGCGCGGCGAGGCTCGCTGCACGCGTTTCGGTTTCGCGATCCATTCGACATGAAGTCGTGCGCACCGGGAGGGGCGATTGCCGCGACGGACCAGAGGCTGGGGGTCGGAGACGGTGAGACACGCCGGTTTGCCCTGTTGAAGGCGTATGGATCGGGGGCTGATGCTTATCGGCGTATGATCCGGTATCCGGTTGCTGGAACGGTGATCGTGGCGGTGGATGGTATCGAGAAGGCGCTGCAAACTGATTTCCAGGTGGAGGCTGGTGAGATCGTCTTCAGCGTGGAGGCGACGCCGCCCGCGGGCGCGGTGGTGACAGCGGGCTTTGAATTCGACGTGGCGGTTCGGTTCGACATGGACGAGATTTCAGCCAGCATCACCTCATTTCAGGCGGGGCAGATACCGAGCGTTCCGCTGATAGAGGTGCTGTGATGGTAGCGCTCAGCAGCGAATTTGCGGCGCATCTTGCGCAGGAGGTGACAACCGTCTGCCATTGCTGGCGGCTGGTGCGCAAGGACGGGACGGTGATGGGGTTCACCGACCATGACCGGGCGATTGTCTGTGAGGGAACTACATTCCGGCCGGATACGGGGCTTTCGGGCACCGAAGCGCGGCGATCGCTCGGGATGGCTGTGGACGGGATGGATGTGGAGGGGGTGCTCTCCTCGCTCGACATCAGCGAGGCGGAGATTAGCGCTGGCCTTTATGATGGCGCGAGGCTGGAGCGGCTTTTGGTGAACTGGCAGGAGCCCACACAGTTCGCGCGGCTCGGCAGCTCGGTCATCGGCCTGATTACGCGGCAGGACGGGCGCTTCGTCGCGGAGCTGGAAAGCCGCGAACGAGCGTTGGACCAGACGAATGGGCGAACGCTACGGCGCAGTTGTGATGCCGAACTCGGGGATCATCGCTGCAAGGTGGATGTGGAGGTGCCTGCCTTTCGAGGATCGGGCGTGGTGGAGATTGTCCGCGATCATGCGATTTTGGCCTCGGGATTAGAGGCGTTTGCGCCAGGCTGGTTCGATCACGGGGTTCTGACCTGGACGTCGGGCGAGGCGAGCGAGAGGAAGGTGCGGGTTGCCGGTCATCGGACAGAAGGCGGGCTGGTGCGGCTCAACCTGACGCTGCAAAGTGAGGCGAAGATCGAGGTGGGGTGGGCGTTTGTCATCACCGTAGGGTGCGACAAGCGGTTTTCCACCTGCAAGGCGAAGTTCGGTAATCAGCTAAATTTTCGAGGATTTCCGCACCTGCCGGGCAACGATGCCGCCTACACGTATGTCTCTGAGGGGCAGGTCTTTGACGGGAGCCCGCTCGTCAGATGATGGATGCGAGTGATGAGGCGGTGCGGGCCGCTGTCGTGACCGAGGCCTTGACCTGGGTTGGAACGCCGTATCGGCACCAGGCGAGCCTGAAAGGGGTTGCGTGCGACTGCCTGGGGCTGGTGCGCGGCGTGTGGCGCGCGATCTATGGCGCAGAGCCGCAAGAGGCGGGGGTCTATAGCCGCGACTGGGCGGAGGCAGGTGGCGAGGAGCGGCTGCTGGGGGCGGCGAGGCGGTATTTTGAGCCTTCGGAAGATTTTGCGCCAGGGCGGCTGGTGCTGTTTCGCTGGCGGCCACATCTGCCGGCCAAACATGCGGGTATCCTGCTTTCGCATGACAAATTCATCCACGCCTATGAGGGCAATGCGGTGATGGTTTCGAGGCTGGTGCCGCAATGGCGGCAGCGGATCGCCGGGATTTTTGCATTTCCAGCCAGGTCGCGACCAGTAAAGGTGGGGGCATAAAGCCAAGTGGCAACTATCGTTCTGCAAGCTGCCGGCGCATGGCTCGGCGGCGTTTTCGGTGCTGTCGGTTCGGCGGTGGGCTCGGCGGCTGGTGCGCTGGCCGGCTATATGGTCGATCGCGCAGTCCTGACGGGCAACCAGCGCTATGAGGGGCCACGACTAGCCTCGGCGCATCTGATGGCGGCGGAGGAGGGGAGCCCCCTGCCGCGTGTTTACGGGACAGTGCGGGTTGGAGGCGCACTGATCTGGGGGACGCGCTTCGAGGAGAGAAGCACGACTACGCGGCAGGGGGGCAAGGGCGGACCGAAACAGACGACCTACTCGTATTTCGCCAATGTGGCGCTTGCTCTTTGCGATGGTGAGATTGCGGGCGTTCGCCGGATATGGGCGGACGGTCGGGAACTCGACCTCAAGGATTTCAATATCCGTGTCTACCGAGGTGACGAGGCGCAGGCACCCGATCCGCTGATCGAGGCTAAGCAAGGTGCAGGGAATGCACCCGCCTATCGAGGCATTGCCTATGTGGTGTTCGAGCGGTTTCCGATCGACGATTTCGGCAGGCGAATACCGCAGTTTCAGTTCGAGGTGTTGCGACCCGGTGGCGAGTTGCGCGAGCGCATCCGTTCGGTGGCACTTATCCCAGGCGCGACGGAATACGGGCTTTCGCCAGAGCTGGTAACTTCTTCCAGCACTCCCGGCGAGACAGTGGCGGTAAACCGGCACAACCTGCATGGCGAAACCGACTTCGGGGCGGCGATAGACGAGCTGCAGCTTGTCTGTCCCAATCTCGAAAGCGTGTCGCTGGTGGTGTCATGGTTCGGAACCGATCTTCGGGCCGGGGAATGCAAGATCAAGCCGATGGTCGTTGAGGGCGAAGGGCAGTATTCGCAAGGATGGCGGGTGTCGGGCGTGGACCGCGCAGAGGCGCAGAGGGTCTCACGGCATGAGGAGAGAGCCGCCTATGGCGGGACGCCGAGCGACAGGTCGGTGATTGCAGCGATCAGGGCGCTGCGGGCAAGGGGCTTGAAGGTCAACCTCTATCCCTTTGTGATGATGGATATTCGGGCAGGAAACGAGCTGCCTGATCCGTATGGCGATGGGTGGCAGCCGGCTTACCCGTGGCGGGGGCGGATTACGTGTGATCCGGCGCGTGGAAGGCCGGGAAGCGCCGACAAAACGATACTCGTGCGTGAGCAGATCGACGCCTTTGCGGGATCTGCCGATGTGGCCGATTTCTATCGAAGCGGCGAGGGGATTGGGTTTTCAGGGGGAGCAGAGGATTGGGGCTTTCGCCGACACATCCTTCATTATGCCCACCTCGCGGCGGCTGCAGGCGGGGTCGACGGGTTCACCGTGGGGTCGGAGATGCCGGGGCTGACCGGCGTGCGGGCGGAGAACAACGCCTTTCCTTTCGTCGAGACGCTGATGGGGCTCGCGGCGGATGCGCGCGCAGTCCTGGGTGAGGAAACGATGATCACCTATGCGGCGGATTGGAGCGAGTATTTCGGCTATCATCCGAGCGATGGGTCGGGCGACGTCTTCTTTCACCTGGACCCACTCTGGGCGAGCCCGTCGATCGATTGCGTCGGCATCGACAACTACATGCCGCTTTCAGACTGGCGCGACGAGGACGCCAGGGGAACCAGCCCGGATGGTTTCGGATCACCCTATGACCTTGCCGGACTTAAGGCCGGGATCGCATCGGGCGAGGGGTTCGACTGGTATTATGCCAGCGAGAGTGACCGGGTCGAGCGGGTGCGAAGTCCGATCAGCGATGGTGCCTATGGCAAGGATTGGGTGTTCCGCTACAAGGATCTCATCAATTGGTGGTCGAACGAGCATCATAATCGGATAGGCGGGGTGGAGGAGCCGACCAAGACTGCCTGGGTGCCGAAGTCCAAGCCGCTCCGGTTTACGGAGGTGGGGTGTGGTGCCGTCGACAAGGGGCCCAACCAGCCGAACGTGTTCCCCGATCCGAAGTCAGTTGAAAACGGCTTGCCCCATTTTTCGAATGGCGGTCGGTCGGACCTTGCGCAATACCGATTGCTGCTCGCACATCACCAATATTGGCAGGATGAGGAGGGGGCAAATCCGGTGTCGCCGCTTTATGGCGGGCGGATGGTCGATCCGGCGGAGTTGTGCGTCTGGGCCTGGGATCTGCGGCCGTTCCCGGCTTTCCCCGTGGAAAGCGATGTTTGGGGGGACGGGGCGAACTGGGACAAGGGACATTGGCTGAACGGGCGGATCAGCGGTGTTCCTGTCGGTGCGCTGATCAACGCGATCCTCGCCGACCATGGGCTTCCTCTTGCTGACACGTGCCGGGCTGAGGGGACGGTGGGTGGCTATGTGATCAACAATCCGACCACCGCAAGGGCTTCGCTCGAGCCAATTGTCGATCTGTTCGGGATCGGCGTTCGGTCAGACGCGGAACAGCTGGTGTTTGTCACGGATGGGAGTGGCGAGGGGCCTGCCAAACAGTTGCAGGAACTGGTGGTGCCGGACGAGGGCGAGATCGTTGCGCGAACGCGGCTTCCGGATCATGCGCTTCCCGCCTTTGCGCAGCTTGATTTTCGCGATCAGCTGAACGAGCACCAGTCGGCAACCGCGTCGGTGCGTTTTCTCGACGCGAATGGGAGCGGCACCAGTTTCATCAGCTTTCCGGGCATACTGGCGATGTCGGAGGCCAATGCAC